CGCGATCATCAGGGAGGGGATGGGGTGAGTACGCCCAACCCGTTCGGTGGCGTCACCATGGCCCAGGCAGTAGCCAACCTCTCGGCCATGAGCTGCCCTACCGCCCACGGCAGTGCGGTGCCAGTCGAGACGGTCGACGGCGAGCTGGTAGCCGCTCTGTGCCCCGACTGCGACCAGCAGCTGCCCGCCGCGTGGGCTGCCGCGCCCAAGCAGCCTCCCGCACTCCCGCCGTTCGTGCCGGACCCGCAACTCACCGAAAGGAGCGGCGCATGAGCGACGGCTTCATCCAGTTCGGCGACGGGGAGCCGATCCCCGTTACGGACATCAGCTGGACGCTCAAGCGCGAGGCGGTGCCGGACTATCTACGCCTTCCGCTGCTCGGCGAGTTCGAGGCCAGCCTGACGGCCCCGATTTCGTCCTGGGCCGCGTCAGGGATCATGCGTGCGGTCGGCGATGAATCCATGGCCGACCGCATTGACTTTGAGGCGCACCCCGACCTCGCCGAGCTGAACGTCCAGATGGACGGGTACTACGGCGACCAGCCCTGACGCGCTACCCTGAGGCGACAGAACACACGTTCGAGAGGGGGCGGCATGAACCGCTACTGGCTTATCTGGCTGTGCACCCTCTTCGCGACGTTCGCCGTCCCCGAGACCATCGCGATCGTGCGCAACCGCACCCAGGACACGCTCAGCGGCTGGACCTGGCGACACTGCCAGGTCATCGTCCACCAGCCCATCGACCAGTGGAGCGCCACCCACTTCCTGTTCGCCGGGATCGTCATGGTGCTGGCCGTGTGGGGCGTCGGGCATCTCGTGCTGGGGATCTGGACATGAGCCTCGACGAGAGCTGGACCGCGTACCGCGACTGGCTGCGCGCCGTCTACGGCCTGCCCGTCACCGACGACTGGCCGCACGTGGTGGCCGCGCAGGTTGAGCGGGAAGCGCTCAGCGAAGGGCAACTGCGCTACGGCGGACCCGGCGACTGGTTCCGCAGCATCCGGTGGTCCGGACCGGCATGGACGGCGCTGCACGGGGCTGAGGGACCGCGGGGACGCTCTGCGGTGAGTTACCACTAAGGGGCTGACTATGGCAGGGGGCGACCACGGCAACCAGCGCCACGAAGCAGCCATGCGCCGCGACCGCGTCGTACAGCTCCGCGATGAGGGCCTGACCTTCCGACAAATCGGCGACGAGATGGGCTTCAGCCACGTCCGTGCCATCCAGCTGCACAAGCAGGCCATGAAAGAACGCCCCGTCCTGGCCGCGTCCGCCGAACGTGACGCCGCACGCAAGGCCGCGCAGCTCGTGCAGATCGACGAGCAGCGCCGTGAAGTCGAGATGGAACGCGAAGCAGTCCTCGAAGTGCTCCACCGCGACGGCCGGACCGTCGTCACCGCCGCCGGCAAGGTCATCGAGGGTGTGCAGGACGACCCGACGCTGCTTGCCGCTGTGGACCGGCTGGTGCGGCTTGATGAGCTGCTGCTGAAGCTCTGCGACCACGAGGCGAAGCTGCTCGGGCTGTACGCCAAGACCGAGCTCAGCGTGTCCGGCGGCGTCACCTACGAGGTGCTCGGCGTTCCCACCGAAGCCCTGTCGTGACCGCGGCGCCGACCGTCGTCCGCTATGAGCCGCGCGGCGCCGCCATCGAACTGTTCACCAGCCACGAGAACGAGATCGTGCTGTCCGGCCCGGCCGGAACTGGCAAGTCCGTGGCGTGCCTGTTCCGGATGCACCTGGCTGCGCTGAACAATCCCGGCTTCCGCGGCCTGATTCTGCGCAAGACCGCGGTGTCGCTGGGCTCGACGACGCTGGTCACCTACAGGGAGAAGGTGGCCAAGGCCGCGCTCGACCAGCGCATCGTCACCTGGTACGGCGGGTCCCGGCAGGAAGCCGCCTGCTACCGGTACCACCGCGACGGCGCCATATCCGCGGCCATCGTTGTCGGCGGCCTCGACAAGCCCGAGAAGATCATGTCTTCGGAGTACGACCTTGTGTTCGTCGATGAGGCCACCGAGCTGACCCTCACCGACTGGGAAACGATCGGCACCCGCCTACGTAACGGCCAGCGCGCACGCCAGCAGCAGATCGCGGCCTGCAATCCCGACTCCGAGCATCACTGGATGATCCAGCGGGCACAGACCGGGACGCTGCGGATGCTGTACTCCACTCACCGCGACAATCCGGCCTACGTCAATCGCGACGGCTCCTACACCGACGCCGGCAAGACCTACATTCTCGGCAAGCTCGCCGCCCTGACCGGGATCCGGCGGCAGCGGCTGTTCGAAGGCAAGTGGACCTCCGCCGAGGGCATCGTCTACGAGGGCTGGGACCCGGCGGTGCACCTGGTCGACCGGCTGCCGAAGGGCTCGGAGACGTGGACCAGGTGGTGGACGGTCGACTTTGGGTACTCCAACCCGTTCGTGCTCCAGTGCTGGGCTGAGGACCCTGATGGCCGGCTGTGGCTGTACCGCGAGATCTACAAGACCAAGATGCTGGTGGAAGACCATGCCAAGGTGATCCTGCGGATCGTGCGCCGCTGCTCGGTTTGCTGCAAGTCCAAAGCCGCAGATCACGACTGCCACGAGTGCAAGGCCTGCGAACTGAAGTGGATCGAACCGATGCCGCGCGCAGTGATCTGCGACCACGACGCCGAGGACCGGGCCACTCTGGAGCGCCACCTTGGCATGGGCACCACGAAGGCCCACAAGACCGTCAAGGACGGCGTGCAGGCCGTGGCCGCGCGACTGAAGGTGCTGCCTGACGGACGGCCCCGGCTGTACATCCTGCGCAACGCCGTGGTGGAGGTGGACAAGGAGCTGGAGGCGGCGAAGCTGCCGCTGTGCACCGAACAGGAGATCCCCGGCTACGTCTGGCCCGAGGGTGTGAAGCCGGACCAGCGTGAGAACCCGGCGAAGAAGGACGACCACGGTATGGACGGGATGCGGTACATGGTGGCCGAGAAGGACCTTGGCGGGCGGCCCCGAGTCCGGACGCTGGCCTGAGGCGACGTGCTTAAGCGGCCGCGCCGGTCGTCATCCACCGCAGCCCGACCTCTTCGATCCGCGCGACGACCCACCGCGTCTCGCACGTCGGGCAGTTCCACGTCGTACCCGCGCGCAGGATCTTGACGCCGCTGGGTCCGGTGCCGGGGATGTCGATGGGCGGCTTGCCGTTGCAGCCGTGGCACCAGTCGGAGGAGTCCTCGTAGGCGGCGGCGTAGTCCTGGGTGGCGGTCTCAACCTGGGCGGAAGTCATGCCTGAAGGTTACCGGGCGGCGCCACTTTCGAACATGCGTTCCCGTGCGCTACTCTGACCCAGACTTCATAAAGTTACTTACCTTTATGAATTGAGCTGTGGGAGGCGGGCATGGCAACCATCACCGCAACCCCCACCAACGCGCCCCGCACCGGCAGCGGCTTCCGGGACCGGGTGCGCGCGACCTGGCATCGGGCGGTGCCACAGGTCGCAACGGCGGCCAGTACGGTGCGGCGCCGCCTCAGGCGCCCCGTGCTGGTCGTCGGCTCCTTCACATGCGGCGTCGCCTCCGCATGGACCACCTTCGGCCTCGGCGCCGGACTCCTCGCCATGTTCGCCGCCGGACTCGCCCTCGAATTCATCAGCAGTGAGGACGAGGACGACTCGTGAAGTCGCCGCTCGGCGCCCTCCTGCGCGTCCGCAACACAGCGCCGAACGACGCCCCGCCCGTCACCTACTCCCGCCCCGGCTTCAACGCGCCGTCGCTCATGCAAGGCGGCAACGACCCCGGCGCCTACATGCGCGCCTACGGCTCCAGCGGCACCGTCTACTCGATCGTGTCCATGCTGGCCCGCCAGACCGCGAAGAAGGCATGGCACCTCTACCGCCAGGCCCCCGTCGACGGACGCGTCCGCTACACCACCGGCGACAAAGGCTCAGACCAGCGTAAAGAAGTCGCCAAGCACCTCGCGATGAGCCTGTGGAACAAGCCCAACAGCGCCATGTCCGGCTTCGCACTACGCGAACTGGCCCAGACCTACCTCGACCTCACCGGCGAGTCCTACCTGATCGTGAAGCGCGACCCACGCGCCAGCTTCCCCATCGCACTATGGCCGGCCCGCCCGGACCGCATGGAGCCGATCCCCGGCAGCGACAAGTTCCTCGCCGGCTACATCTACCGCGGACCGTCCGGCGAGGCAGTGCCGCTCCAGCCCGACGAAGTCCTGATGACGAAGTACCCGAACCCGTTCGACATCTACCGCGGGCTCGGACCGATCCAGTCGATCCTCGTCGACATC